TACTAAATATCCCAATATGTCAAGAAGATAATTATTGCTGATTTCTTTCAGCCATTTCTTTTTTCCACATAGCGATTTTTTGTTCTCGGCTTATGTTTTTATTCTTCATATTCTTAACTCTTTCAGCAAGATTTTTCGGATTGTAAATAACCAAGCCAGTTGAGTTAGTTCTGATTATTTCTGCGTCATTAACATTTAGTCCGAGTTCAGTACATAACTCAATCGCCTCGTCTAAATATTTATAACCTTTTAAACCAAGTTTAATTTCTTTCATTTGATTTAAAACACTCTCAATCCATTTTTCGTGGCAAGTAATTAAATGTCCTTTCTTTTGTTGCCAGAACATAAGAGTTTCATATTCCTCTTTAGTGCAACCGATTGATCTATCTCGGCAATATTCTCTACCGATTAAATCTAAAACATAATTATTGTTCCACTCTCTTGCATAAGAGGTTTGATTATCATTACCACCACTTGTTCCAAGATACTTGTCATTAGCATCTTGCATTTTGGTTTGGTATGGATTGCTTTCTTTCCCTTTCATTTCAATATTAATGTCTGGATTGCAACCCTCTCGCCCTTTTAGTTCATCTCTAAAATAGGCATAGCCGAAGTCCATATCTTTACTGCCCTCAACTCCATTAATATTTCCATTTAGACGAAAATCATAATGACTTTCAATATATTTGTCTTTCATAATTGGTTTGTCATTTTGATCTCTATCCTCTACCTTACCCATATAGCCAAAATGAAAGCAACTATCTTTTGCGATAGTATCTACATTTTCAAATTTGTTTTGTAGATGATATGCCATTTTGACATCTTCTGGTGTGTAGTGTCGTCTAACTATTTGTTCAGCAAGTTTCCAAGTTTGATCTTGCAAAGGTTTTATTTCTTCCCTTGCTTTTAGATATGCCTCTTTCTCTTGTGTGTCCTCTTGTTCCAAGTGTACTCGCATACGATTTGCGATTTTATTTCTATACTCGGAATTTAGTCTTACTCTAGCCATTGTTTTTCCTTTCGTTAATTATTAGTATTATGGGATATTATAGTAATACCCTTTATTTGTCAACTTATTTTTTCTCTTGACATTTCTGGGATAATATATTATATTATAATCTGATTAAATTAAGAATAAAAACTTAATATCATTAGAAGTGAACTTGCAAGTGGCAGTACAAAAACGCACTTGCAAGTCACAGGAAGAAATTATGACTTATACAAGTTGCACAATCTGTGGTTGTATGCCCAAGCCCGACGAGTGGTCGGCACAGGTACAGGGAGTTTGCTTTGATTGTGGATAGTATTTTATTTTATCCAGTTATGTTTGTAGTCTGTATGGCTATAATTTACTGGTATACTTAAAAGAATTTGCTGAAGATATATCTGTAATGGATTGATGATAAGCAAAGGCAACAGGCGCCTATTACTAATTAATGATACAAGGCATTATTTTGGGAAGAGGCGCCATTGACCCCAGATCCAGTGGCGACGACAGCTCGGTATCCGATACCTGCTGGATCTGGGGTCAAGTGGATAGTAAGTTCAGCTTTGCTTAAGAACTGGTAAGCTTGACCAAAAAAAATAATCTAATCATCAGTAAGTTTCCAAGCGGGTGGGCCCGCCCGGAGGGTGGGCCCGCCCAGTATATATTAGCCGCCATCCCCAACCACCGGCCTAGTATATAGGATTTTCCGAGATAAGTCAATCACTTTATACGCGAATCGTAAAAATAAATAAGGTTGACATGTCCCTGGATCTGGGATATACTGGGATCATGACAGAAATAGCTAAAGCAATAGATTTAACTTATTTACGCGGACAGGTTATTGCGCTGCTTAGGTTAAATGCTAATATACAAAAACAAATCAATGACCTAGAAGAAAAAATAAAGAAAGAGGAAGAATGTTCGAAAAACCAAAAAGAAAAAAAATAAAATGGCATGGCCAGGATATTACTATGCCATTCGACTGTAGTGTATACGAAGACAAAGTTGTGAAGGTTAAGAACCGGTTCACAGGTGAAGAGACGGAGATGCCAGGCTACGCGGCCAGTGTCTATGATACCATCATCGGGGCTGAGCAATTCAAAGCCTATGAGATTGTAAGGGCCGGGCTCGACTGGTTCCGCCAGCATTTCCCCAAACAATATATGGTGGTCCTTGACTAATTTAAATCTATTAAAATATTTTACGCAGGCGGATGAAGATCTTCCGCCTTCGTACGTTAAGCGCTGCAAGCGCTTCCTGAAAAAAATCCACAAGCCTACAAGCGCCCGAGCGGGTGGGCCCGCCCATAAAGAATCAGGCAACAAGCGGCCAAGCTTGACAGGCTGCAAGCTCTAGGATATTATAAGATTATGAATAAGAAAGAAGCGAAAGCAATAACCGGGGGCCTGAGTGCTCCCTCCAAGATGCCAGGACCAGCGTACAACCTGCCGGCCAGGGCATGCATCACAGGCGCGAAGCTTGTGAAGGTTCCAGGCTCAGTCTGCGCGGGCTGTTACGCTCTTAAGGGCCGCTATAGATTTCCCAACGTCCAGAAGGCATTGCAACGCCGCCTGGACTCGTTAACACATCCGCAATGGATTCCCGCCATGGTTGTATTGATTGATAATGTTCCATTTTTTAGATGGCACGACTCGGGCGACCTTCAGGGCGTCTGGCACCTTAAAAATATATTCGAAGTCTGCAAGCTTACACCGTCGACGCAACACTGGCTCCCGACCCGGGAAGCTGGAATGCTCAAGCTCATGGATCCGGACATAGTTCCGCCCAACTTGATCATTAGACTGTCAGGCCACATGATCGATGGAAAAAATTCCACATTCTGGCCGTGGACCAGCTCTGTGTCCAGTCAGGCCAAGACGTGTCCGGCTCTGGACCAGGGCAACAGCTGCCGTGACTGCAGGGCATGCTGGGACAGGAGCGTCTCAAATGTCACGTATCCAAAACATTAGAATGATTCTAAATAACAAACCGGAACCAGTTCGGGTTCAGTCTACAAGCGCTCGAGCACGCGCGCGCAAGCTTCCAAGCCACAAGCCAAGGGCTCAAGCCTGGTCCCTGAGTCCACAAGCTCTAAGATCCGGGAACCAGGGTACAAGCGTACAAGCTGGTCCAGGGCACAAGCAACAAGGATAAAGGTATTTTTTTTATGCTTAAGATGAAAAGAAATCTGGTGAGGTGAGAACCTCACTTTATAGTCTTTTTTAGTCGCGGTAGCTTTTAATTCAACAGTGAAAAAGTTCCCAGAAGGAGCATAGCCCAATAAATCAGGAGTGCCGAATAAAGCCCAGTTTTCCAGTCTGGTCCACGAAATTGCGGGAGTTTCATCTTTTAATTTTTTCCAAAGTTTTCGCTCTGGAAGTTTTGAAATTCTCCTAGAATTCACGACTACCAGAACAGTTAAAGTTTACCAATTATTTTACTCATACGAGCTCTTTCTGGTTCGGCTACGAGCACCAATCTATGGGTCTCTCGAGAGCCAATCACTCTGTTTTCTAGTAGATTAATCTCCCTAATATCCATCATTTCTCCATTAGGAAGTTGAATCTGAACCCGTGCTTCACCACTTGTCGGGCTTATAAAAAACTTATCCAAAGCTTGTCTGAATGACTTTCCGTTTAACATTCTGGTTTGCAATATACAAGAAATATTATATAGTTGCAACATTATGGGATTACCCAAAGTATTAACACCCAAACAGATGAAATTCGCACAGCTATTAGTCTATGGCGTTGATGGGATTCCTATAACTAAAACAGAAGCCTTTAAATTAGCTGGATTCGAAGATGGCAATAACAATTTTTCAAGGCTAACTAACCCAAAGTATTACCCATTAGTATGCGCTTACATCAATAAGCTACGAGAAGAAGTAAGGGAAAAATATGATATCACATTCGATAATCATATTACTGAACTAGGTAAGATTAGGGACCAAGGTAAGAAGGATAGTAAAAATCTAGCCGCTGCTGCAACTACTGAAATAGCTAGAGGCAAAGCCGCTGGATTCTATATAGACCAAAAACTAATACGACATGGTAACATTGAAGATATGAATCTATCTGAATTATATCAAAAAATGAGGACTATTAAGGAGCGTAATGAGAGAATACTGGATGCGCAACAACTATTGGAGCGAGGAAATGCCAAACAAAAAGAAGAAAAACAAAAAGAAAAATCTCAAGAAGAAAAAGAAAAGAAAAGCAGCGAAGAAGAAAAAGAAACGTTAGACGTTTAATTTTTCCATCTTTGTAATGCAGCCGATAGGATAAATATTCCTATCTGAAAAGACAGCCTCTTTCTCATCGTAGCTAGCGAAAGTGTATAAGAATTTCTTTGTCTTTTTGTAAACGTATCCATAGCTTACCATTCTCGAAGCTTCGAAATTATCAAATTCTTCACATGTCGCATGACCACCATCAGCTGTGATATCAATCCAGTTAATCTTGTAGAAGTAGTACTTCTTCTTCGCGATAGAAACATGTTTATATTTTGATTTTTTTCTTCTCATAAGGATTGTATACCCTCCTCACAATAAATCATAAATAAAAAAACACAATTCATATGCGCGCGTCCCTTATTTTGTTGGTATTGCTAGCTTATTTGCAATAATTGAAATTTTGGTTAAATAAGGGTTGGTAATCAAGGCTTATTTTAAAATTGTATCTTTTGTATCCAATTGTATCCTGACAAAAGATACAAATTTGAGCGAATAAGTGTTGGTATACAACAATTCTAGAATTTGTACCAATTGTAACCACTTTTCAAAAAAAATAAAAAAAATTTTTTTATTTTATAGAAAAAAGAGTATACAAAGGGTATAATGTACCAAATATGCAGAATTTAGTGGGGTTTTTGTTCATTTTTTGTATCTTTGCCATTTGGTTGGTCTTTTTGATCCCTATAATATTGATCCACTTTCTTCAAGAAAGCGTGCTGGCAGTGGACAAATTCCTTGTCCGACACCTCAAAGCGTTGAAAAAATTTATCTTTAGAACACATTAAAATAACACCTTGTTGTATCTTTGTGCCATATACATAGTTGTGGGCCATAGCATAAGCTCCCAACTGAATGAAGTAATCCTCAATCCATTCTCTCTTTTTTGGCTTGTTGGTTTGCTTAAAGTCTATTATACTTTCGCGCGAGTTATAAATTCCGACTAAATCAGTAGCACCAGCATATAACATAGGATAGTGGACGGTCACCTCTGTTCCCCATACTTCTTCTAAAGGACCCAATCCTTGTTTAATTATTTGTAATGCCATGGGGTGTGCTTCAAGGCCTACTGCCGTCAGGTCCATGTGCCCCGAGCCCTGAATATACGCTTCCAGATATTGGTGCATTGCGGTGCCTCTCATCGCAGAAACATCTCGAATGCGGTCAGCTCCCTGAGCCCCGATGCGTGCTCTCCACGCCGCTAGACTCTGTCGCTTTTCTTCCGACTGGGTTGCGGATAGTATCGTTGTCACACTCGGCAAGAGTTGTTGCTCGATATCATAGTGTCTGGACCCCTGGATCAGGGATCGTTGAGAAGCTGGGTATTTAAATCTTCGGTTCCAACGCATCCTTAAATCTTCCTCCCCAGGCATAAGAGCCATGGTGCTTGGTAAAAGAAGCTGTGTTGGCATAAAGTTTAAAGCCCGTCTTCTGTACCAGTTTACAGAAGGATACATCTTCTCCTGCTGAATAGCCATCTTCAAATGTAAAATCGAAGAAGTTATAATAATACTTATGATCCGGTCCAGGTTTAGGAAAGACCGAGTTTTTAATTTTCAATTCTGGAAATTTTTCTATAATTTTTTTAAAGACATCACGATGAATGAGCATGATCCCCGTGGGGCCTGCGGTAATTTCCATGATATCACCGGCTTCCATGCGCATCGCTTTTTTTATTTCAACGGTATAAATCTTCTTATCCACATCCATTGATTTTACCCGATAAGGGGTACAAATAACATCCTTCTTAGCCACCAACATTCGAAGCACGGCTTCGGGTTCGAATTCCACATCAGAATCTATAAAGAGTAGATGCGTAAAGTCTG